CATCCATTGGTACGAACCATTGGTAACGCCATCGACCATCCCCGAGAGATGCTCCGATGCCTGTACCTACAACCATTCCAGAAGGTTCCTCTATAGTCACCTGAGGGTAGGTTGTGGGGTCAGACGGTACGATAGGAGAGCCATCGTCAGAAACGAAAAGCTCTTCGAAAACAGCGGTTGTTCCACGGACAACTTGGCGATTCATCACATCAAACTGGGCAGATCGAGTCAAAAACCCACACCTTGAGGATCTTGCTAGTTTGACCTGAGCACGATTCCGAGGATTTAGTACGCACATCCAGCTTGGCTATCTAGGCCAAGGGAGACATAGAAAATGGCGAATGTTCTTGCTACCACACGTTACGTGAAGCCCGGCGCATATGTCGGCCGTATCATTCAGCCGAGCCCTCTTCAGCAAGCATTCATCCGGACCCCGGTCTACGTTGCCAAAGGGTCCAGGTACCAGGTGCTCTACAATGTTGCCATGCGTAGAGCTTATCTGTCGGATGTGGAGATCTTTTTCTCTTCTACGGCACCGAACATTGCTCCGTTGACGAACCCTGCTCTCAACGATCAAACGATCGCGGTTCTGTATCGAGCGAACGGTACTCCGATTCCTGTGACCAAATGGTCCTTCCTCGAGTCTGTTCCTGGTAGTGGTGTTTATGACCAGATTTTGATTCGTCCTGAGGTCTTTGATGCAAACGAAGACTATCGAATCGACTACCAAAGTACAGATCGCTCGGTGCTTGATGTGCTCCCGTTCAGCGATCTTCGAGAACTTCGCTACATTGGCGACACGGAAAATCAAGAACAATACCAGGAGCAGACCAGCCAAACCAGTCCCGGAGACTTTTTGGTTCCTGTATCTGTTGTGATTCCTACCAGACCGACGGGGATGGCAGATCCGGACAACAAGTATCCTGGTCCAGCGCCTACCAGCACAGGTTTCACTACAGTTACACACACTGGAATTGGAACTGGTGTAGTTACTGTGAGCGGTACCTACGATCATTCCTACAACCGAACGGTGACTCTTAGGGTTGCCAGTATTGACTTGGTTGCCAACGAAGTGACCTTCGATTGGGAGCAGGTCCAGAATTCGGCTGGTACCTATACCGATCTTCTGCCCAACGTTCCACTTGAGCAGACCATGACTCCACCTCAGGCCGTTGTGGGAGAAACGGCAGCAGTATCCTTGGCGTTTGACTATCCTGGTACTGGAACTACGGACCTAGGAATCAGTCTGCAAGTAGACACAGCAGCCAACTTTGCCGTGGGTGATCTGTACCAGTTCACTGCAATGGGTCCTGGGATGTTTGAGTTGGATAGCGCCTACGCCAATACCGACCAATACTCAGATCTCCAGATCGCCAACTACCCGGAGCCTGGTAGCACTGGAAACGTTGTGATCTACGATTACACTGAGTATACCGGAACCATCAACCGAAAGTATGCTCTACGGTGTACTGGTGTGTCAGGTACTGCAGTTGCTGCTGATCGTATTGCCAACTTCGTCTGGCAGGGGTACGGAGACGATGGTGTGGTTACGACGGGAACAATCACCGTAGACGAGACTGTAGCTACCAGCATGCACCCGACGCTTGAACATGGTGTTCGGTTGACTTTCTCTTTTGGAGTCACTCACTTCACGCCTGAGGACGATGCGGTTGTCACAGCCTTGGCGCCTCGAGACCAGCCTGTTTCCAAAGATGATCGTACCTACGATATCCAAATCACCAGTGTGGGCGAAGGCTCTCTGGGGATGTTCTACTCAGGATCAACTCAAGAAGCAAGATTCGGGGTGATCAATATCACCAAAACAACTGGAACCTACGTGTGGTCTTCTACAATCAACTACACGTACAATGTTCCTACCATTGGAGGGTTCACGATTCCTGGGGACTTCCGTCTCTATGCTCGAAACATCGGTGAGGCACTTCCAGAGAATCGTTACAGTGCCAGTTCACCTCAAGACAAGTTCGAGTTCAGCTCTGTTGACTCCCTGTCCGTCAGCTGGAACTTGAGGTCTAGGTCCACGGAGACCTTTGCTCTTGACCAGATCTACACTGACGTACTTGGAACCATCACCGGGGTACCTGGACGTCAGTACGTGATCATGGACAACCTGCCGTTCTCTACGACCAGCTTGCTCTCAGTCACGAGTTATCCGACAGGTACGTCTTTGGCTCATGAGCTGATCCTTGATGGTAACGGAGATCCCACCCCTTACGTTGCGTTCCCCGTTGCTCCTACTGAGAGCGTTCGGATCTACTACGAGTGGAGAGGCCCTGAGCCAGGTCCAGGTCAGATCTACTACGTGACGGCCAACATTTTGCGTCCCGATGATTTGTACGATGTTCCAATCGTCACGTACAATGATGAGGACATGAGAAGGCTTCTCGGGCCAAGCGCCACGGACAACGATGCCTTGATCATGGGCGAGATTGCCTACGAAGTGGGTGTTCCTCGCTGTGCATTTGTACAGCCAAAAGACACAGATGCCGACGGTGTGTACACCAAGACTGACTTCGATCGGGCCATCTTGGCAACGGAGAAGAACAAGACTCTGACTGATGTGGTCATCATCAACAAGTTCGATACGCTGTCCACGCAGCTGTCTTCGAATGAGCGAATGAATGATCCTTTCGAACGAGCAGATCGCATGCTTTGGGTAGGTGCTCCCATCGGCACAGCCATCGGAGACAACCAGACTCCAGGTACTCTTGCCTATCTGGCCCAGACCACCATGCAGGTGTACGGTGAAAACCCTGCTCATGGTCGAAGGGTGCTGCTTGGCAACGTCAGAGCAGGCAAGACGATCCAGCTTGGTGATGGGTCCACGACGCAAGTGATCTTGGATGGGTCTTTCGTTGCTGGCGCTACAGCTGCCTACAACGCTACGTTCACGGATCCGGCAGAGACTTTGCTTCGCAAGACTTTGCCTGCTTTTGATTTCATTGACTGCTATCAAGAAGATGAGGAGCTTCGCATCGGAGCTGCATCGATCCTGTACTTGCACGATGTCGGATCGGGTGTGTACCGCTTCGATGAGTCTGTTACTGTTGACCGTTCGTCGACGGACAACAATGAAATCAACGTACAAAACCAAGTCATCTACGTCACCTACGATCTGCGTAACAGAATGGAGAATGCTCTCGTTGGATTCGTTCCTGACTCAGAGCAAGCTGGTGTTGCCATGGTCCAAGGAACTTTGGTTGGGATCCTTGTTGGGTACGTTGGTGACGGTACCATTGCTGCCTACACCAACGCTGATGGGTCTAACAGGCCTATCAGTCCGGCACAGGACACTGCAGTGTTCCGGGATACCACTGACAAGACCTTGTACCATTTCAAGTATTGGTACAACTCCAGGGTGACACTCAAGCGTCTGTTTGGTCTCTTCAGCGTCGACAAGAAGCTGTGGTCGGTAACTCCGTAAATTCAAGGACGCCAGCATGGCCTACATACTTCAAATCGCCAATCCTCTACCTGGAGGGTTAGATCCAAAGACTACAAGGTTTGTTGTTGGTGGTTCAACTCGCAACGATCCAGGTACGTCATTTTTCCCGGATCAAACGGGATATGTGGCAAGTTCTCACTTTGGGAGTTTGCCCTTGGATACGCCTCCAAATGGGATCACGATCACTAGGATTCCAATTACGTTCACGGATAACGCCACCTTGGATCGTGCAGCGCAGACAACCAAAGAGCAACTAGCCAAAATGGTTGACCTGGGGTATGTCACTGTGACTTTGGTCGGTACCGGCAATCTCACTGGCGATCAGATCCGCGCTCTGTAAGCCTACGTTGTAGGTGAAGGTAGTTAGATGAAGGTATTAGCATTTGATCCAGGAAAGAACCATTTTGCTTGGGCAGTCGTTGTCTTGGATGTCAGCGGTCAAGCTCAAGTCTTGCATCACGGGTTCTTGATCAATGTCCTTCATACTCTTGGCGACATCACCGATCAGACCTCGAACTTTTGCAAAGAGTTCAAGGATATCATCAAACAAGCAGACCTTGATTCTTCTGTAGACCGCATTGCTGTAGAGCGCTTCATGCACCGACCTGGCTTTGGCAAAGGAGCCGTCGGAGAATTCATCAACATTCAAATTGGCATGGTGGCGTCTACAGCAAATATTCCGGTTCACTTGTTGCCCAGCTCGTTGTGGAAGAACCACATGAAGCGTCATTATGGGACCAACGACAGTCTAAAGCTGTTCGATCCCTACAGTAAGCAAGGCTACAAGGTGCACGAGACAGATGCCATGGGGATTGCTGTCTATTGTATCGAGAAAGAGACAGGTAAACGTCTCCTACAACCTGTCCCTCAAGAAATTCTAGACGCAGCCCCTGCCAAGGCAGGACGTAAGCGGAAGACTGCTAAGGCCGCCAAGACAACGAAAGCCAAGTGATGGGAGTAGTCGACGACTACAAGGAACCTGTGGTCTTAGGTAGGTATGAACCGGAGCCTTCTGAAAAGAGTTTTCAGGATGCGTGTCGCATGCGTACAGACGCGAAAGCTCTTCTTGTTAGGTTAGGCAGACAACAAACTCACTGTTTTGGGAATGCGCGTATGCAACCAGGACAAGGAATCTGTCAGCCTTGGCCGGATCATTACTGCTCCCGTTGCGGCAGACGTTTTGATGTTAGAAGAAGCCACCCAAACTGGCGAAGCCAGAAGGCGTGTGAGAATGCCTGTACATGGACACCATGTACAATGACGTGTAGTTTGAATTTGTACAACGCCAATTCTCGGTTGTCTTTCAACCGTACTGGACAGAGTTACTGTAAATGTTTACAACTACCATAATTACCAAACTTAGGACAAGAAGGAGAGACAGGAAGAACGGAAAAGGATAGAACAATGAGTGGATCAATCATTTCCCCCTACAGCGCTCCGACCATCAAAGGTACGGACATCCCTGCGGTTGATGGCGTCACCGGACAAGGTGAGGAGCTTGCGTTCAACCGTTTCCCCACTGCAAGTGGGAATCGTGAGATCAACGCTTCCAGCAAGCGTGACCTCATGGCGCAGATCTCCGCCCTTCGCACCAGTGCTATGAACCAGGGCGGCATTCGCACGGCCAATACCCAGGAAGCCCAAGAGGCAAAGCAGGAGCGTTGGGCTGCCGTCAAGGAGGCGTATGCTTCCAAGGGCGATGGTCGCTTCGAAGTCATGGGCGAGGTTGTGAGCGAAGAGATCTGGGAAACCCTGGGTCGTGAGGGATTCTCCAACAAGTTCCTCGCAATCCAGAACACCAAGAAGGGCGACGTTGGACGTGTCCGCGTCCGTCGGAAGGACGTCCTTGCCTGGCAAGTCACTTCGGATACCAAGGTGCAGGAAAGCAGAATTCGGCAGATGTGGGCTTACCCACCCGAGTTCTACATCCCGTGCTACATCTTGATCGAGGACAAGGAAATCGAGCAAAGCTCGGCCGATATTCTCGACGAGAAGTTCCAAGACGGACTCGAAGCCATCCTCGTCAAGGAAGACCGAATCCTGCGCGCGCTGTTCGAGCGATCGATTACCGCGTTCAACGATCTGGTTTTCTACACCACGTTCAACCCGACTGTGTTCTCCTCGATCCGGACCCAAGTCAGCCGGTGGGGAACTCCCGCGCAGACCATGTGTATCGCATGGGACGTTTGGGATGACATCATCGCCGAGACCGACTTCGTGAACTGGTGGGACCCAGTCACCGCTCACGAGTTGATTCTGGAAGGCCACCTCGGTCGTCTTCTGGGCGTCGACATCATCACTGACGGCCTTCGGTACCCGACTCTCCAGGTTCTTCAGCCTGGTGAGATCTACATCGGCGGCAGCCCGATCACGGTCGGCTCCAAGATTATCCGAAAGGAACTCGACAGCCGCGCAATCGACACCTACAACCAGGGCCGTGCGGCTCGTGGTTGGTTCCTCCACCTCATCCAGAGCATGATGGTGGTGAACGGCAGAGCCACTGCAGGTGCCAAGCGTCTGTAAACCCTAGTTTTAGGGTAGATTCGGTCTTATGACTTCGTGAGGGCAGGATCTTCGGATCCTGCCCGGACCTTGGTGGTTGAGGGAAACTTCACCTTTCAAGGTCTCGAGGAGAGCAGATGAAAAACGAAGATATCGTCAAAGAGCTGGTCAAGATCGCTAGCGAGGTTCAGGCTGAAAGTACTTCGCCTCTCGGTGACAAGTCCTATTTGATCAAGAGACTGATCAGTAACCTTCCGAAGTTGGCTGATTTGATCCAGGATGCGTTGGACAAGTACGAAAGCGACCCTGAGAAGATGGCTCCTCAGTTGGACAACCTCAAAACTGCCATCTGGCAGGTGTACAAACTGTCTCGTATGGTGTTGATGGCTCTCGGCGAGAAAGAAGTCAAGTAACTGGGCGATAACCCAGAGATTCTATTTGAAGTTGAAGGAGAGATACCAAATGGCTACGAAACAGAATTCTCGAATGGCAACGGCAAAGAAGATCCTTCGGATCGCCAAGGCCCTTCGTCAGTTGGAAAAATCTGCTGCTTGGAGTGCTGACGATGTCGAGAAGCACCTTGGAAACATGGCAAAGGCCATGAAGGCAGGCAAGCTCGATGCGTACAAGCGCATGCTGGATCAGCTCAACCGAGCAAAGATCGCGGAGTAGGGTTCCTCGAGAACACTGAACAACTCTTGGCTGAGCAGAGGAACAAGAACAAATGAGCATTTCCGACAAAATCTTGAAAAAGGCCAATGACCGGTTCAAGCAGCTCGGCCACACTGCCCGCAGCGACTTGTCGATCATTGATTTCTCTCCTGTCGACGACGGCAAGCACAGCGGGCGAATCCTGATGTCCCATGCCAGAGATATGTCAGCTCCGTCGGCCTACGAGGTGGAGCAATTCATCGCTGCCAACTTTGGCAATGAGGTCAAGCCCCGTCTCGAGTCAATGGCTATTCATGAAAAGGAACACTGCGTGTCTCTAGTGGTGGCTACCTTGACTCGCACCCGACCCATCAATGACGGAGACACTGATCAGATGGTGCGTATGCACCCCATGCAATACATGGACGCCAACACCAAGGAGCTGTGGAACGTCACTTCCGACGAAGCTGGGCGCAAGCACTTGGTGTGTCTGTCTGAAGTGGATCTGTCTGAGGTGATCGAGGCTCGTCGAAACTATCGCATGCGCGGTGCTCCCAAGCTTGCAAGTCTCAAGACTGCAGCTGTGGCTGTGTCCAAAGGTGATCATGTCATGTTCTACGACAACGGCATCGTGGCGCATGGTGAGGTAACCAGTGTTGGGAACCTCGTGACGATCAAAGCAGTCACTGGTACTGTCAAGGTCGACCCCCAAGCCGTTCTCAAGGTCACACAGAAGTCCCCCTCGGACATTGCCGACACGAAGAATGTGCTTCGTGACTACTTCTCCAAAGCGTATGGTGACTCCGACTACGCTTCGAAACTCACCCAAACCACGTCAGCTGAAGAGGCTGGCGGAAAAAGTAACCAATAGGTTTTCTATCACATGGTTAGGGCTAGGGTAAGGTTGTGGACGAAGCTACCGGATCGATT